GGCGTATCCGTGATGTAACTCTAGTCTCCGAACGCCTGCGGCGCCGGGGAATATCAGGGAATAGCCGGGAACGCGATCCCGACGCCACCCAGCCGATGAAGCGGGAGCGGCCGTGACCCACCGCAGCAAGACCCAACAGGCCGCATATAAGTCCGCTGGACGCCTCCAGGCCAACAGGCTCAAGCGCGCCAAGCGCGAGGAGCGTAAACGCGCCAGACGCGCTGCCAAGCAGGCGAGGCGGGCGCAGAGGGAACAGGCATGACCCCCTGGCAGCTCGCGCACAAACAGGCGCGCGCCATGCGCAGCAGCAAGAACAGGCGGCGGGATGCGCGGCGGCTGTTGAGGACGTTGAAGGCGGCGGTGAGGGGCTGATCGAAATGCTGGCATCTAGGGTAGCGCCCGAAAAGACGGATTTCCTGCCCGTCCTGGTGCCGGCTTCTTTTGAGCAGGCGTCTACAGGAGGCGTGCATATGGCTAACGATTTCTGGGCTCAGTACAAACACCCGAATTGGCAGAAACGAAGGCTTGAGAGGTTGGAATACAGTGGTTGGGAGTGTGAAAGTTGCGGCACGAAGGATGAAACACTACACGTCCACCACAAACAGTATTTTCGCGGTCGGAAGGTTTGGGAATATTCCGATGAAGAGTTAGTCGTGCTTTGTGATGGGTGCCACGAGGAAGAGCATGGTGTCCAGACAGAACTGAAACAATTGCTAACAACCACATCCAGCGCACAGGCGTTCGCGTTGCTGTGTGGGTTCAACCACAAGAACGAAAATGCAGAGCCAGCACTTTTGTATAGCGGTAGGGATGGTGATCCGCTGACATATGCGTGCGGACTAGTCGCATTCCTAACGTCATTCCTAAGCATCAAGAAAATGTTCCAAGTTGCTGCGTTTGCTACTTCGTTAACGCCGCCGCAATCAGAAGCGAGGCCGATCTTTGAAGAGAACAGGTACGTATTCGGTGAGGAGGATTAGTGGCGCGGATACGTACCATCAAGCCGGATTTCTTCCGGCACGAGGGCCTTCAGGATCTCGAACGTGAGCATCCAGGGGCTTATGTGATGCTAGTGTTCGCCGGCTTGTGGACGCAATGCGACAAGGCCGGAAGGTTCGTGTGGAGCCCCCGCACACTCAAGCTCGACATCTTGCCGTTTCTTGACTTCGACATAGAGAAAACCCTAATGCTTCTCGAACGCTTCTCGTATGTTTCCCGATACGTTCACGGGGAAAAACTCTATGGAATAGTGGTGAATTTCACTGAGCATCAACGGATCAGCGGGAAGGAGGCTCAAGAACCCGCAAAACACCCGCAACCAGTTGAATATCTTAACCAAGGAGAGGTGAGAAGCACTAGTGAAGCAATTGAGAAGCAGTCGAGATCACAGGAAGGGAAAGGAAAGGAAGGGAATGGAGTAGATAGCGCGGAGACTTCCCCAGAGTTTCTCAGGTTCCCGCTTGCTGGCGGCAAGGAAGCGATAGTGACCGAAGCAGACATCGAGGGCTGGTCAAAGACTTTCCCGGCAGTTGACGTTCGGCAGGAACTTCGGGAATGCCGGCAGTGGAATCTCGACAATCCCACGAAACGCAAGACGGCAACCGGCTGGCGTTCGCATGTGAGTCGTTGGCTCGCGAAAGAGCAAAACCGTGGCGGCGCGGCGCGGCCTGCACAGAAAGACCCCTTCGCCGGGATGGTGAACAAATGAGCCCCGTCGAACTCGTGCTCTCGCGTTTGGCCAAGTACCAGGCTCGCGCCAACGGCCAGTACATCGCGCCATGTCCTGCGCATGACGATCGCTCGCCATCGCTTTCAGTTCGTGAGGAACAAGATGGCCGTGTGCTGCTGATGTGCTTTGCCGGTTGCACGGTCGAGGAGATATGCGGGGCTATCGGGATCGATCTCGCAGACCTGTTTCCCAAGACCGATAGCCACCACGTTCCGCCTCGTCGTGTCCGCATGGCGCTTACCGATGCATTTCACTGCCTGCAATACGAGGCGACCGTTGTTGCAGTTGCCGCCGACATGCTGGCGAACAACAAACCACTGTCCGCCGATGATCACGAACGCCTGCGGCAGTCGGTACGGAAACTCCACGAAGTCAACGAGGCCGTGTACTCATGAGCCTGCTAGTCGAAGCCGAGAAACGCTGGGAACGTGCGGAACGGTTCGGCGCCTGCGTCATCCACGACGCCAATATCGACTGGTCGCGTTACGAACTCACGCCAGACGATCAGGCCCGTGTGCGCCCCGCAGAGTCGTGGGAGGACGAGCTGATCGCGGCGTTCTCGATCCCCGAGACACTGACTGGCGCATTTCCGCCGTGGGATAGCATCCGTGATCGTTTGAGGTTCCGGCCCGGCGAGCTTTCGTTGTGGTCTGGCATCAACGGCCACTTGAAGTCGATGGCGCTTAACCAGGCGGCGCTGTGTTTCGCTGGGCAGTCCGAGAAGTCCTGCATCGGGTCTTTCGAGATGCACCCGATCAAGACCCTCAAGCGCATGGCTCGTCAGCACACTCGCGTCGAATCCCTCTCGCCTTCGCAGGTCAGGGGGTTCTTCACTGACGTACACGGCAAGGTCTGGATCTACGACCAAGTTGGGACTGTACACACAAACCGCGTGCTTGCCCTGTGTCGCTATGCCAGGGAGGAGGTTGGCTGCCAGCACATGATCATCGATTCGCTGATGAAATGTGGCATGGATGCCGATGACTATTCTGCGCAGAAGCGTTTCATCGACAAGCTATCGACCTATGCCAAAGACTCTGGGCTGCACATCCACCTCGTCGCGCATTCCAGGAAAGTTGCGGAGGAAGGCTTGCCGGGCAAGATGGATGTCTCTGGCCATGCCGATCTCACGAACATGCCCGATAACGTGTTCGTGGTCTGGTACAACAAGAAAAAGCGCAAGGCTATTGAGGAAGGCAACCATCAGCACGACCGCGAACCGGATGCGGCGTTTATCTGCGAGAAGCAACGTAACGGTGAGTGGGAGGGAACGGTGGGCTTGTGGTTCAACAAGACATCGCTGCTGCTTACTGACAGGGAGACGCGCTAATGCAGTGCTCTTGTGGGGCAGAAACGAAAGACCACGAGGTCGTGCGCAATCGCGTGGTTGTTGGTGTTTACGCGAGGTGCTGCTCGCGTCCCGTGGAGGATAGTCCAGACGGATGCGGGCGCATCTTCTGGCGATGGTTGACGGACGACTTGCGCGATGAATTATCCCAATCAAGAACTCAGTGAAGGCGAGAAACAAGCGAGGCGCGAACAATGGATCGAGATCAAACAACGCTGGCCGGATCTGGCCGACGCGATCACGCAGATCACGCGGGCATTCGGAAAACTCCAGGAACCCCCGGTGATCCGAAGATGGCCAGACGAAACAACGGCGCCAAGTCCAAACTCCTCGCCGCGCTCGCCAGCGGTCCGAAAACCATAGACGAGCTGGTGCATGAGACCGGGTTATCGCGTATGCAAGTCATCCAGAACACGCACTACCTGAAGAACATCGGCATGGCCCGTCCGGTATGGGTCGCGCCCAAGCGTGTATCCCGGTGGATACGCGCGCTGAGTGAAGCCGTGGAGGAAGCCCGCACATGAACTACACCCCTGATGAGGATGACGTGATCCGCCAGCACTACACTGTGAAGGGCAGCCGGTACATCCACGCGCTGCTCCCGCACCGTTCCCGGCGGTCCATCGTGAATCGTGCGAAGAAACTCCACCTAGAGTGCGTGCGCGAACTCACGCCCAGGGAACGCCGAGCCCGCACAGAGGCGATCAACGCCGCACGTCGAGCCAGACGCGCCGCCGATCCAGACAAGTACAGGGCCTACGAACGCCAGATCCGCGAGCGCGCCAAGCGAGATCCGTGGGAGGACTCCTACAGGCATGCCGCGTGGTGCCGGGAAATGCTGCGGCCGATGAGGGCGTTTGCGTGAGGCCCAAACGCTACTACCGGAACATGAACCGCGAGAAAGCCGAGACCATCCGCCGGCTGTATTTCTCGCGACAGGCCAAGCAGAGGGAGATCGCACAGATGTTCGGGATCAGGCAGAACACCGTGAGCCGGATCGTGTCGGGGATGGTATGGGTATGAGCTATCGCAAATTCATCGCAGACAAATTAGCGAGTCTCCCGCCCACCGGCATTGATGTGCCTGCATTGCCTTACGACCTAATGCCGCACCAGCAGGATTTGACGCGCTGGGCGCTGCGGCGAGGGAGGGCAGCCATCTTTGCCGATACCGGACTCGGCAAGTCACGCATGCAATTGGCTTGGGCAAACGAGATCGTAAAAGCATCGGGGCATGATGTGATTATCCTAGCCCCTCTCGCTGTTGCGCAGCAGACGGTGAAGGAGGGTGCGGCGATTGGCGTGGATGTGAACCATTGCCATAGCGATGCGGATGTGCGGCGCGGGATCAATATCACCAACTACGACCGCCTGCATTTGCTCGATCACGAGCGGTTCGGCGCTGTGGTGTTGGATGAGTCGAGCATCATCAAGCATCACACCAGCAAGACGCTGCAAGCCCTGATCGATGCATTCCGGCACGCCACGTACAGGCTGTGTGCCACCGCGACTCCGGCCCCTAATGATTGGGTCGAGCTGGGCACGCACTCCGAGTTTCTCGGTATCCGGTCGCGGTCGGAAATGCTTGCGGAATTCTTCGTTCATGACGGCGGAGAGACGCAAGTCTGGAGATTGAAGGGCCACGCCCGCAGAGAGTTCTGGCGGTGGGTCGCGACGTGGGGATCGATGGTGCGGTCTCCCGCAGACCTGGGCCACGACGCGAGCATGTATGAGTTGCCTCCGCTACAGATTCACGAGCACATCATCGAGTCGGACGCGAATGTGGGGCAACTGTTTGCCGGCGGCACGATGACGCTTTCCGAACGCAGGGCGGCGCGCAAGGATTCGTTGGAGGGCCGCGTTCAGGCTTGCGCAGATATCGTCAACACCGAAGCGTCGGAGCCCTGGATCGTGTGGTGCGAGCTTAACGCAGAGGGCAATGCGCTGACGGAAGCGATACCGGATGCCGTGCAGATTGCCGGCGCGGACGATGCCGACGACAAGGAACAGAGGCTTGCGGACTTCGCGGCCGGGAAGATTCGGGTTCTCGTCAGCAAGCCGTCGATCTGCGGATGGGGGTTGAACTGGCAGCACTGCGCACGCATGGCGTTTGTCGGCGTGACGGATAGCTTTGAGTCCTACTATCAGGCCATGCGCCGGTGCTGGAGGTTCGGACAGAAGCGGCCTGTTGATGTGCATTTGTACGTGTCTGAGGCCGAATCGACCGTGCTGCACAACCTGAAACGCAAGGAGCGCGATGCCAAGGCGATGGCGGATGCGCTATCTGCTGAAACACTGGAAGCGATCCGTGAATCTGTCCTCGGCTCGCGCAAGGAATCCAACGAGTACAACGCCGGTAAGCGGATCAGGCTTCCGGCATTCATGGGGGCGGCATGAACTGCGTTGATCAGAGCATCGGAGAAGGATATGCGCTGTATAACGGCGATTGCGTCGAGGTGCTGAAAGGCATCCCGGATCATTCGGTGCATTACAGCATCTACTCACCGCCGTTCATATCGCTTTACACCTATTCGAATTCGCCGCGCGATATGGGGAATTGCCGGACCAAGGCGGAATTCTACGAGCACATGGGGTTCCTTGCTGATGAGCTGATCCGCGTGATCCAGCCTGGGCGGGATATGTCGTTTCACTGCATGTTGCTCCCAACATCCAAGGAGCGGCATGGATTTATCGGGCTTGATGACTTTCGTGGAGACCTGATCCGCTTGTTCCAATCAAAGGGGTTCATCTTCCATTCAGAGGTTGTGATCTGGAAAGACCCGGTGACCGCGATGCAGCGGACCAAGGCGCTAGGTTTGCTGCACAAAACCGTGCGCGAGAATGCGTCGATGTGCCGGCAGGGTATTCCCGATTATCTGGTGACGATGCGCGCCCCTGGCGATGTGGTTGAACGCGTCAAGCATGACCCAAAGGAATACCCGGTCAGCAAGTGGCAGAAGATCGCCAGTCCTATTTGGGACGACATCGATCCGAACGACACGCTTCAGTATATGAGTGCTAGAGAGCATGACGATGAGCGTCATATCTGCCCGCTGCAGTTGGAGGTCATCCGGCGCGGCATCGAACTGTGGACGAACCCCGGCGATATTGTGTTGTCGCCGTTCGCGGGCATAGGTAGTGAGGGTCATGTCGCGCTGCAAATGAATCGCAGATTTATCGGCGTGGAACTGAAACGAAGTTATTACGAGCAGGCATCGCGCAATCTGGCATCGGCGCTGCGCGAGAATGCTGATCTGTTTGCGACAGCATGACAGACACCCTCTCCTACTCCGACTTCAGCGACGAGATCGCCAAGCTCTATCTACCCAAGGGCGGCGCATACACCCTTGACGCGCTGCTCGCGATGGTGAAGGAGACATTGGCCGAGAACGCCAAGCTGCATGAACTCGTTAGGTTCGAGCGCGATGTCGAGCCCGTGGATCTGGACGCTACATCGGAACACTTGCTACGGGACATGCGATGACCGATGCCTTCGTCCTGCTTCCCTATCCGCCCTCGACGAACAGGTATTGGCGGAACTTCCGCGGGCGCATGGTCGTGAGCGCGGAAGCCAGGGCGTACAAGGAATGCGCGGCGCTGGAGGCCAAGGCATTGGGCATGAAGATGCTGGACTGTCCGGTTGCGGTCGAACTGGAATTACACCCGCGCCTGAACAAGAACGGCAAGGCAAGCGGGACGCGCATCGACTTGGACAACTGCATCAAGGTCGTGCTCGACGCCGGTAACGGCGTGATGTGGGCTGATGACTCGCAGATCGTCAAGCTGTTAGCGCAGATCAGCGAGCCGCTGCCCGAGGGCGGTGTCAGCATGAGGGTGAGGGCGGCATGACCACCCGCGTCCTCGAAACCAAGTCCGACATTGACATGCTCGCGTCTCTGCTGCGCGCCAGGAAACTCCCGTGCACGGTCACGGTGATCCAGGGGCGCAAGCGCAGTACCGAGCAGAACCGGCTAAACCGCTTGTGGATGGTGGAGGCCGCGCAACAGCTAGGCGAGTACGACGCGGAGGGTTATCGGGCCTATTGCAAGCTTCATTTCGGCGTTCCCATTCTGAGAAATGAGAACGAGGCTTTCAGGGAGCAGTACGACGCGATAGTCAAGCCGCTGTCCTACGAGCAGAAGATCGAGATCATGAAAGAGCCTATCGATCTGCCGATCACGCGCCTGATGACCAGCGGGCAGGAGAAACGGTATCTCGACGACGTATGGGATCACTTTACCAAGTTGGGCGTGAAACTCACTGAACCGGAGGCGGCATGAAAATCGACGACCGCTTTGAAGTCGAGCGCGATACCTACTGCTGGATGCTCCACGACTGGCGCGACGGCAGGGACCGCAACGGCAACCCCAAGCGCACGAAACGCACGACCTACCACCGTGATCTGGTACAGGTTAGCGAGGTGATCTTGGACCGTACCGCAGGCGAATGCCGGGCGTTGTCAGAACTGCCAACACTGCTTAAGGCGCAGACAGACCGCATCGTGCAGGCCATTGAGAAGGCGCGCCGCGATGTGGCGAACCTACATACCGATCCCGCGATAGTGAGGGCGGCATGAGTGAGTCCATCCTAGAGGAGGCCCTACGCCTGACCACGGGAGACAGGCAGAAGGTCTATTCACATCCTGCTCTAGACTTCGCCAAGG